GAGAAGTGGGCAACGCGCGCAGGCATTAGCGAGGGCGATTCAGCAAAGGTGACGTATCTGCTAAATGGTGATCTTCAAGATGTGAATAGATACGGTCCTTGGGGTGCAGCAGACGCACGAGAAGGGACTAAGGCAGCGCGTGTCAGGGCTGATGAAATCATGACTGTCGGCGAACAATATATGGTCGGCAACCAACTCGCTGTCTGCACCGAAGTTAAAGGTGATGCTGCAGGTCAACCTTGGGGTGCTGACGACAACGGCACACAGCTCAAAGTACAAGAGAAAGAATATACGCTTCGTTTCCTAGAACCAGTAGATGAAGACGATTACGACAAAGGCAACGTCAACGGAAAGTTTGAGCCGTACGAAAGGCGCACAGTGCAGCGTGTTGCCATTGGAACGGTAACCAATAACATCGCCTGTCAAATGACAGAGATCGGTATTAAGTCAACAGTATGGAAACGCATTAACGGGTTCCCACTTATGAATGGGCATCCTTCTGTAGAGCTTATTGATGATTATGAAAGCAGAGGCGGCAACATTCAGCTTGGTACGTTCAACGGCTATATAAACCGCTGGAGCTTCTTTAAGTTAGAAGCGCGAGAAATATCTGCAAACGAAAGAGTCGATTCTGATTTCAAAAAGATTAGCGAGTACGTCTTTGGGGTTCGGGGACGTACACCTGTTGCCCAATACAACATGTTCAGGATTGCGCACCCTGAAGCTTATGCAACACAGCAAGAGTTTCGTTTTGTCCCTTACTCAGGCGCCGAAGTTTATCGTAACTTAAAAAACGAAAAGATTATTTGGTTGAACGACAAAGCTGATCTTCTTGAAACCAAGGGTCGGGGATATACAGTCTTTGTGAGAGGCACTATCTATACGCTTACCGAAGCTCGGATGTCCAACTCCGAGTGGATCAAAGGACCACCGCCAAGCGTTAGCGAGCGAGGAGAAGTTGAAGCTCTTAGCAGCTACGAGACGGGCTCAGTCCCGATTGAAGGCTGGGTCTTTGACCAAGATCGTGAGTCTTACCTTTATAACAATGGGCAGTCTTATGCAGACAGCGTTGTTTACGACAACGGCAAATACTATTTTTATTGGGGCAGAAATTTCTTCGGCACCAGCCAAACAAAAGAGTTTATTAAAGACGGCAACAAAAAATTCGTAGCAACCGCCAAGGTTGACAATAAGCGCTGGAACATTAGTCGCTACTTTTTAAGCACAGCAGAGAAAGAACCCAACGGTAAAGACGATATTAGTCCGTCTTCAGATAAGGGTTCAGGTCTTGTTATCCGTGTCACTTGGTGGGATAACGGTGCTGCTCAATGGAAGATCAAGGAGCCAGGTAGCGGCTATGAAAACGGCGAAGAAATTGTGCTTAGGTTGAGCAGTATTAACAGCAGCCTTAGCAACAAAAAGGTAACCATTTCAGTTGTCAACACAAAAGCTGTAGACGCAAAGAGTTTCAACGAGTACGACGCCATCACTGACTACTGGAAGTACGACGCCGAATCAACATCCCACCAAGACAATCCAGAGCATGAGATCGTGGCGGTGAATGAAGTCATTACATCCGAACCACGCCCCATGTATCCATCACTGGCAATGATGGGCATTCGGATTAACGCCAGTTCAGAACTCAACCAATTTGACAATCTGTCTGTCTTTATTAAAGAAGGCATCAAGGTTCAAGCGCTGATCAACGAAGACCTGAGCGAGCGGAAAGAAACAGCTGACCCGATCTCGACCAACCTCTTCCCCGAGATTGCCTATGACCTAATGACCTCCGAAGAGCGTGGGGCGGAGAGGTACATCGGCGCCGACCAAGTCAACCGCGACGAACTTACCGTCGCTGCCAAGTTCTGCCAAGCCAACAAATTCTTCTGGGACGGCACGATTAACAAACCGCAAAACCTGCGGGAGTTCTTCTTCGAGATGGCGGCATACAACCTGCTCGACTTCAAGATTGTCGGCGGTCAATTCAGCCTGTATCCAAGCGTTGCCTTCAACCCAACCAGCTACAAGCGCTTGACCAAAGTCAAGCCAACAGTCAAAGCCTTGTTTACTGACGGCAACGTCAGAGACATGCAGGTCACCTTCTTACAACCAGAAGAACGTCAACTGTTCCGCGGCACCGCAATCTGGCGGCAGGACGCTATTAACGGATTCCCGCGCAACCGTGTCTACTCCGCCTACATCAAGAATGGGGGCAGCAAGACCGATCCCGAAGAAGTCTTCGACATGTCAGGCTTCTGCACATCAGAAGAGCACGCCAAAACCTTTGTGCACTTTGCACTGATGCTGCGCAAGTTCGTCGACCACAGCGTGAAATTTGAGACCACGCCCCAAGCCGCAATGACCTTGCAGCCTGGTGATTACTTCCGTTTCGTCAGCCACTCCACCCATACCAACCGCTTCGATAACGGCAGCATCGGACCCGACGGAACAATCCAAGCCGCCACACCAGTCCAAAACGGCGCCACCATCATGTACTGGAACGTCGGTACTGAAGGGGTTAAGCAGACAACCATCAATGTTTCTAACGGCAAGACCTCCCAACAGAAGCTGTGGAACTCCGTGTTTACCCAAGTCACCGCCGCTAGCACCAACCGCGTCTACAAGTGCGAAAGCCTCACCTATGCCGACGACGGACTAGTCGAAATCGCTGGAACGCACATGGAGTTAGACAGTGAAGGTCACCTGCGGTATTTAGATTGGGATGACAGCAGTTTTGTTGCGGAAGTGGGATGAGTCATTTTGTAACTTTTCCATTGATCGCACCCTCGTCGCGGACTTATAACCCTGGCGAGTTTCCGCAGACAGTGTTCGAAGCACAGAACGGCGCTACCGCTGTGATTCGTTTCGGCAGCAAGCGCGTCAACTCTTCACTGAAATTGGGCTTTACGGCGTTGACTGACGCAGAAGTGGTCGAAATTTTCCAGCATTACGAAGAAGTTAATAGCGAATGGCACTACGTCAACTTTGCCACTACCCCTGGGGCTATATCAGGCATAGACGATAACGACCTAAGAAGGTACATCCGCGAAAGTGATTGGGGTCTGCGTTGGCGCTATAGCCGCCCGCCTGAAATCACCGCAACCTTCAAGGGACGGCACGATATGAAGTGCGAGTTCACTGCATTCCTCGACGCCGAATAAGCTTAGACTGGATCTAACGTGACCTAGTGCTATGCCGTTTTTCCCAGGACAGACTGGCAAGCTGTTTATGCGAGACGACACTGGTGGCGCCCCAGCCGCTGGTGATGAATTGGCAAAGGTAACGAACTTCACGTTCAACCAATCCAACGCGGTCATTGAAACCACAGCACTAGGTGATACAGACCGCACCATCATTCCTGGCGTCCGCTCTCTTACTGGTTCGTGCCGACTGTTTTACTACGGATACAACGAAGGCAGTAATCAGAAGAATGATTGCGCCCGTCTGTTAAGCCGCATCCAACAAAACAGCAAATACGACAAGTTTGAAGACAAGCCCGACATGGGGCAAAGCAACAGGACTAAAGAAGTTGTTTTCCGTTTGCAAGTCACAGCAGGTTTCGACAGGAGCAGCGGCAGCAGCAAGCAAAAGTATATAGACATTCTTGCGGTCATTACATCCGTCAACATGTCCGTTGGAACGGGTGAAGTGATGGTGGCTGACGTAACGTTCGAGGCTAACGGTCCTGCACTGAAGGGCAGCACCATGAACAAAGAGGACTGGTAAACCGTGACTGTATATCTCGGCTCCGACGGGTTCATCGAACTCAAGCGAGATTCTGGCGAGCTAGCCGCACAAGGCGAACTCAACTCAGCAGATGTCAACCTGGAGCGTCGCCGCTTCTCAATTGACGGGGCGGAGGGGTCAGTAATTACAGGTGATCAAATTTCAATTATCACCAAAGATAAAACCGAATTAGAGCTTGTTGCTGGACACCTTAATTCCAAAGGTAAATACTTCAAAGACTGGAGAGGTTACGTTCACGTTGACGACATCGGCGGAATGCGTTTATATGACGACTTTGACCAATCATTAAAGGGTGACTTGAACACAGCTCTTGTGTTAGTCAAGCCTTCAAAAAAGAAGGACATAATTATCAAAACACAAAACAATAAGTTCCGCGGATTAGCCGAAGTCAAGTCATACGAATTCACTACATCCCGCGACCAGGTTGACATCACAACACTGGGCAACGAATTCCGCGACCGATACGAGCGCGGGCTTATCAGCGGTCAAGGTGTCATCGACTGCTTCTGGTCCTTTGGTTACGACTGCCTAGAGAAATGCTCAGACTTTGAAAGCGAGTTCCCGATCTACCTGGCGCGCCTGTGCCTCCGTCTGCAACAGGGCAGCGACTTCATAGGACGCTTCTTCTTGTACCGCGCCCCCGATTCTGCAAACGACCCATCGGTCTGGTACGAAGCCGAATGCGTCATCACTAATGTGACGGTGAACGTCGAGCCGACTCAAATCATTAGCTCATCAATCCAGTTCGTTACGACTGGCTCAGTACGTCTGCATCAAGGAATGCCACCGCAGTATCTGATGCAAGAGACGGGAGACGTGCTGCTGACTGAGGACGGTGAGCCGATACAGCTAGAAGCCCCCTTCTAAAATAAAGACACTGCAACGTCGGGCTTCGCCGTGCCAGATCTCGAAATTAGCAAACTTGTTGCACTAGACGGCGTAAACCTCAAAGACGAGGACGTCCTAGCAATAGTCGATGACTCGGCATCCGAGACTAAAAAGATTACTGCAGATGATCTTGTTGCTGCAGGCATCAAGCTAGCCCCAGATAAGACCATTCCTGGCGCGAAACTAGAAGACGGCGCTGTTGATACGGACCAGCTAGCTGACGATGCAGTTGATAGTGACAAGCTTGCCGACGACGCAGTAACCACCGACAAGATTGAAGACGGAGCAGTAACTACCGACAAACTTGCTGACGACTCGGTTACTGCAGACAAGATTGCATCCGGTGTCCTTGGTGCGGATCAAATCACCGACGGCGCAATCACTACCGTCAAGCTTGCAGACGGTGCGGTCACTACTGAAAAGCTCGCCGACAATGCTGTAACCAACGCCAAGCTGGCAGACGATGCTGTCGGCAATGCCAACCTCCAAGACGGTGCAGTCAACACCGCGGAGATTGTCAATGGTGCTGTCACCACCGAAAAGCTGGCAGACGATGCCGTTACAGCTCAAAAAATTGAGCCTGGAGCGATCCAGCCTGACAAACTCGGCGAACTAACCGACCGCGGACTAGATCAAGATACTGGTCTAATTGGCATTGCCAACGACACAGGCGCAGACACCACCACCGTCAACGGCATTACCTATAACCGTCAGGGTCTAGTTACTGGCAGCGTCCCACTGGAAGGCGACGACCTCCCGCCAGCAACCGACGCCGAAATCGGCGGCATCAAACCTGGAACGGGTCTTGAAGTTGATGGTGACGGCACCCTCAACCACTCCAACTCCATCACCGCAGATAGTTTTGCGGGCATCGACTACGACAGCGAAGGTCATATCACCGCCGTCCCAGCTGACGGATTCATCGATAACTCGGCAATCCCACCCGCAGGTGTAACGCCCAGCGAAATTGGCGGTGTCTACGTCCCTGTCAATACCAATGTCGGCATCGTCGTTAACGCCACCTCAGGTGAGCTGACCCACGAAGACAGCCCCGTTACCGCTGGCACGTACCCCAAGGTCGAAGTCGATAGCAACGGTCATGTCATTGCAGGCTTCACAAAAATCGAAGCCAGCGACCTGCCCGATGAAATCTCTGCGGACATCATTACGGGTGAAATTGGTTCAGATCAACTTGCAGAGTGCTCTGTCACTGCACCAAAGATCTGTGATTTCGCCACAGTGTTGATGCAGGAAGATAACCCAGGCGCTGGTGACTACCTCGGGCAACTGTGGTTTACGCCATCAACTGCACAACTCCGTGTTTACGCACGAGGTTCAGGACCAGAAAATATATGGGTGCCCGTTGGCTTTGGTGCACTACAGGCAAACAATCTGCGTTGGCTTGGAACGTATGACGCCGATACGGACACGATTGTCAGCTTGACTGCTGTCGGCACTAGCGAAGGTTTAGTTGCTGGAACTGCCTTCCCTGCTCCAAGTGATTCACTCAGTGGTGGATATTTCTTGTGTCAAGTTGCAGGTAACTCAATGACTCAACCTGATCTTGGCGGGATTACACATGACGCTGGAGATTGGTCGCTGTGTCTTGATGCGTCGCAAGGCTGGATTCATATTGACGCTGCAGCACCTGGGGGTGGGGGTGGCGGTTCAGCGCAGTATCTGAATGATCTCCTAGACGTCAGCATCGGTGGCAATAATGGTCCTTTTTCTACTGCACCCGCATTAACGCTAAGTGATCGGCACATTTTGAAGTACGACGGCGGTGACGGGCAATGGAAAAACACCAATTTGATTGACGGCGGCAGCTTCTAAACTGGTGCTATCGGCTGAATAGTCGAAGTCCGCTGCATAGCACCCAATGGCGACCCGCATCATTATCAAGAACAGCAATGTTGCTGGTAAAGCTCCTGCTGCGGGCGACCTCGAAGCAGCGGAACTCGCGCTAAACCTCAAAGACCAGAAGCTTTACTCCAAAGATGCCGACGGCAATGTCTTTGAGCTGAGTGGCGGCGACGCCCAAGTCCCTGGTGGTGACAACCCTCCTGGTAGCGGCAACCAAGTTGGTGATCTGTTCTTCGATACCAGCAGCAACACCCTGCTGTACTGGGACGGTTCCCAGTGGCTGCCGATTGCAGGTGACGAAGCCCTAGCCCTTGACGACCTCACCGATGTTGTCGTTGCTGGCGCGGCAGACGGTCAAGTATTGGCATACAACGGCACGAACTGGGTGCCCGTAAGTCCTGCCAGCCTTGCTGTCGACGTTGACCTTGGCTATACCCCTGCAGCTGACGGTGGCACGGTTACTAACACCGCTGGTGATGACGC